AATATTGGGTTGATGCTGGAAACTGGGAAAATGTTATGATCCTATCTACTACAAGTTTCTACGGGGTAAGCCCACAAAATGTGTACGATGCATTTGCTGGAACTAACAAGATTATTATTGATGATGAACGGCCTTTAAAGTTTAATAGATATAAATATTCCTTTAATACAGATTTGTCATGGCAGTCTGAAGTATCTTCTGCTGTATGATATGGTATACTAATGGTTATGGATGGTTTAATAAATAAGAAAACTGGTAAACCTATTGTCGGAAATGTTAGACGTAAGGTCATCGAAAAGAACTATGACTGGGGTCTTTATGTTTATAAGAAGGCAAACGGGAAGTGGTTTACTGACGGCAATGGGTCTGTTTTAAATATTGAGTCAATGAGAAATGACATTGGACAGATTGCAAAGTTAAAAGAAGCAGCAATCTATTACGGTGATGACGGACTTGGCACTTGTGTGTTTGTTCCAGGGCTAACTCGCATTTCTGAAGAAGAGTATTCAGAGCAATCTCAAAGACTAATGGAAGGCCTTATTCCATCAATGAATGATCTTGGAGCATGGAAAGCAGCACAAGACACTGTTGATAAATATGGAAGTGATGAATAATGCAAGATAACGATTCATTTATTAATGTAAGGATTGATGATGTAGCAGATTCTGCTGAATCTTTTGCATCTTCAGATCCCTTTTTAAAGAACTGGGATGACCTTAAGAGTTTTTCTGGACTTGAAAATAATTTTAAACGCCGTGCAGCAAGAATGTCTAAAGTAGAAGTTACACAACAATATTTAGATAATGCACTCGCTGATAACATGGGTATTAATGGAGCAAGATCAAAAGAGATTAATCCAGGAACTGTTTATAGAAATGGATACGGACTATTTGATGTAATTACCCCACCATGGAATTTGTATCAGTTAGCAAATTACTACGATACTTCTTTTGCTAATCATGCAGCAATTGATGCAAAGGTTGAAAACATTGTTGGGCTTGGATATGACTTTGAAGTATCTAAGAGAACTATGTTAAAGTTAGAAGCAAGTGAAGCAAAGACTGCAGAAAATGCACGAAAAAGAATTGAACGTGCAAAAATAGAATTGCGTGATTGGCTAGAATCTTTAAATGATGAAGACTCTTTTACAACAACAATGGAAAAGGTGTTTACAGATGTTCAGGCAATTGGAAACGGGTACTTGGAAATTGGACGAACTATTCGTGGAGAAATAGGATATATTGGACATATCCCATCAACTACCATGAGGGTAAGAAGACTAAAGGATGGCTATGTTCAGATTATTGGACAAAAGGTTGTTTACTTTAGAAATTTTGGAGCAAAGAATGCAAACCCAATTTCTTCAGATCCAAGACCAAATGAGATTATTCACTTTAAAGAGTATTCACCATTAAATACATTTTATGGTGTGCCAGATATTATGTCTGCAATCTCTTCATTGCATGGAGACCAACTTGCATCACAACATAACATTGATTACTTTAGCAACAAGGCTGTGCCAAGATATGTTGTTACACTAAAAGGTGCTCGTCTATCTGCTGATGCAGAAGATAAGATGTTTAGATTTTTACAAACAAACCTAAAGGGACAAAGCCATAGAACTCTGTATATTCCTTTACCAGGGGATACTGATCAGAATAAAGTTGAGTTCAATATGGAACCAATTGAAAATGGAGTTCAGGAGGCCTCGTTTGAAAGATATCGTAAGCAAAACCGTGACGATATTTTGATTGCACATCAGGTTCCACTATCAAAGATTGGTGGAGGAGATTCAGCAGCAATCGCTGCAGCACTTGCCCAAGATCGTACATTCAAAGAGCAGGTAGCAAGACCAGCGCAAAGAACTCTTGAAAAGATGATTAATAAGGTAGTCCGTGAAAAAACAGATATTTTAGAGTTTAAGTTTAATGAGTTAACCCTAACTGATGAAATTGCTCAATCACAGATTCTTGAGCGTTATGTTAAGACACAGATTATGCTTCCAGATGAGGCTCGTCAGGTATTGGGTATGCCAATCAGACCAGACGGTGATGGTAGCATGCCTCTCCAACAAAAGCCACAGGATCTTGCTAATCAAAATGCTGATAGACAACGTGATACTGAGAGGGCTAACAATGCTTCAGACAGCCCAGCAACAGTGTCTGGAAGAAACCCAAAAGGAGAGGGTAGAGCAAGTCAATAATTATACACAGGTTTTTCCACAGGTGTAAAAAAAGGCTCTATAATTATACTAACATGACTATATCAAAAGCCCATTGGGACACAGAGGGCGACAACGTCCGACTTTCAATGCCTTTCAGCAAGGTCGATAAGGAAAGACGTATTGTCACTGGCTTTGCATCTCTAGATAATATTGATAAGCAGTATGACATTGTTACTGCAGAAGCATCACTAAAAGCATTTTCAAAATTCCGTGGCAACATCCGTGAAATGCACATGCCATCTGCAGTTGGTAAAATGGTTTCATTTAAGCAGGATAAGTATTTTGATCCAGAGTCAAAAAAGTTTTATAACGGTGTTGTAGTTTCTGCATATGTTTCTAAGGGAGCACAAGATGCATGGGAAAAAGTTTTGGACGGTACATACACAGGTTTTTCAATTGGCGGTAGAATGAATAAATGGGATGATGCAATTGATTCAGAATCCAACACACCAATTAGAGTTATTAAAGAATATGATTTAGTAGAATTATCATTAGTTGATAATCCAGCAAATCAATTTGCAAATATCATTTCAGTAGAAAAGGTAGACGGAGTTAGCATTGTAAAAGGAGACATCACAGAAACAGTTGTTGAGAATGTTTTCTATGATTCAAATTCTGGCATCGTTTTGTTATCTGAAAATGAAACAGAGGTTAGTCCAACTTCTGGAGAGCAAATGAAGAATATAGGTTTCGTTGAAAAAAACGACAACGAAAAAACAGAAATGATCAAGTTCTTAGTCGATAGTGCTAAAGGCATTAATACTTCTAAGATAAACGAGGAGGTAGAACCTATGTCAAAGTCAACAAAGAAAACTGTTGCTGCTGAAGTTGAAGTAACAGAAGCAGTAGATACAGTAGTTGAAAAGACTGAGGTCGCTCCAGAGGCAGATGCTGTAGTTGAAGCGCCTGTAACAGAAGAAGCAGTTGCAAAAGATGAAACTGCTGAAGAGACAAAGTCTGAAGAAGTTGTCGCAACCGAAGAAGTTGCAAAGGCAGACGAATCAGAAGTTGTTGCTGTTGTAGAAACAGAAACAGAAGTATCAAAGTCAGATGAAGTTATTGCAGATGCAGTAACAGAAATCAAGAATACTCTAACATCAGCCTTTAGCGATCTAGTTGCAACAGTTAAGGCTCTGCAAGTTGAAGTTGAATCTCTCAAAACAACTAACAAGTCAGATATTGCAACACTAAATAACTCTATCGCAGCCGTAGCCAATGAAGTAAACGCTGCAAAAGAAGAGTTCAATGAGTTTGGAAAGCGTGTTGACGCAGTAGAAGCAGATACAGCATTCCGAAAGTCTGGCGATCTAGGCGAGATCGTGCAGGAACAACCAGTATTGGTTGAAAAATCCCTATGGGGCGGTCGTTTCCTCAAAACAGCCGACTTATTCAATTAAGTAAAATCACTAGGAGGTGACAATATGTCGGAAGAAATCAAGAAAAATAATCCAGATTCAGCAGGTGCAGATTCAGGTCTCTATAACGGAGAAGGTGCATTTGCGTCTGGTGGAATTGGTGGGGTAACAGATCCAGGTGCAAGCACACTGGGTAATATCCCAACAGCAAACTTTGGTACCACATCAGGTCCAAACGCTGTAAATCCTTCTGGTGGTGATGCTAGCGGTATCCTACGTCCAGATCAAGCACGTCGTTTTATCGATTATGTTTGGGACGCAACCGTTCTCGCCCAAGATGGTCGTCGTGTAACGATGAGAGCAAACACCATGGAACTTGAAAAAGTTAACGTTGGTGAGCGTGTAATTCGTGCTGCTGCACAAGCAAATGGCGATTACACAAATACTGGTGCAACATTCAGCAAGGTAGAACTTACAACCAAGAAGATTCGTCTAGATTGGGAAGTTTCTGCTGAAGCACTCGAAGACGGTGTCGAGGGGGCTGCTCTTGAAGACCACCTTGTACGTTTAATGACAAACGCTTTCGGTAATGATATCGAAGATTTGGCAATTAATGGTACAGGTACAGGT